CAATACCTGATAAAATAACAACTGAGATACTATGAAAGATTTTCAAGGGTCTATCTACACTTGAGCAAGAATTAACCGATATACAAATTTCTCTATGTGAGTTAGAAAAACTTGATGATTGGGCATCAAGAAATAACTTGATGAATTTTATTACTGATGATTTTTTCAATAGATTATTAGAAACGGGTAAATTAGAACCATTACACAATATCAAACTCTCTATGACTAAAGGAAACAACGGGAGATATAATTACATAAATGAATTTGGAGATGTTAAATCATACCACAAAGATCAAGTCAAAGCTAAACTTTGTGAATATGCTGGTAGATATGCAGAATATCTTATAAGTAATTTGACTATCCCTAACTAATTTGTTATAATTAAAATATAAAATCAAAAGAAAATGGCAAGAACAAAAGAACAACAAATAGTAGCTCAAAGCACCTTAAAGTTGGTGAACGAGTGGGCTAATACCTGCGGGTATTGTTTAACCCTAAAGGATCTCTGTGGTATTAGCAGAGTGGTAGAGGAATATGTAGAACAAGGATACACCAAAGAGCTTGGTGAACGACTTGAAAAGGTTGACGAGTATTTGTCGTCAAAAAAAACAGCGTGATAGGTTGTTGTGTTTTTCATCTCTAAAAATGATTTAATCTCGTTATACATTTCATTTTTAGTTAGAAGCCTCATCAGTAATGGTGGGGTTTTCTTTTTTCATTATAAACCTACTATTTATTTATATGGAAAAAAAACCTATAGGCAGACCCCGAGCAACGATGGAAGCTCTTGTATCAAGGGGGAAAATACCTGCTGATTGGAGACAAGGTATTTTAGATTTAGCAAGACAAGGAAAAAATAAAATTCACTTCGCAAATTACTTGGGTATACACCGAGATTTAATGTATAGAATTATGGATAGAGATCCAGTTTTTGCCAGCACTATAAGGGAAGCGATGCAGTTGAGCGAAGATTGGTTCATCTCAAAAGCATTAGATGCGTGGGGTAAAGATGGTGCAAAAAACATCAATACAACCTTTATGAAATACTATCTACAGAACACCTATAGAGATAGTGGTTGGGTGGATAGAACAGATATTACAACGGATAATAAACCCATCTCAACAGAGAATAATAACATCATAGTTGATATAGTTTTACCCAAGAGGATTGAAGGTAATGAAGATACAGGCAACTAAAATATTTGCTGATATTGATGAGGGGGCAAGGGCAGGCAAAAGGTATGTCTTTTTGCGTGGTTCATCTCGTAGTTCAAAAACTATTTCAGCACTTCAGTATCTAATTATTGAAGCAATAAAAACCCCCGATATTTCAATTACAATTGCTCGTGCTACACAAGTATCCATCAAGAATACGATCCTCGTTGATTTCAAAGATATTATGTCTCAAATCGGTATTTGGTATGATGGTATATTCAACAAGGTAGATATGGTATATACCTTTCCAAATAAATCTATCATCAGGTTTGTAGGACTTGACGACACCACAGGTAGATTGAGAGGATTAAAAAGTAGTATGGTTATGATAGATGAGATTAACACCATAGATAGAAACTCATTCGTCCAATTAGATATACGATGTGAAGGTTTGATTATTGGTTGTTATAACCCTGAAGTAGAGGAGGACTGGTGGGGTTTTGAATACGAGAAAAAAGAGAACGCAGCGTTGTATGTATCAACCTACAAAGACAACCCCTTCCTTGATGATAAGATTATAAAATCTATTGAGGAGTTAAAAGATTTGGATTATGAGTTATACCAAATTTACGCTATGGGTAAATTAGTCCCACCACGAGAAAAGATTTATCAACAACCTCAAACCTTTACTGGTAGTCCATCAAACATCAAAGCAACCTATATCGGTTTGGACTTTGGATACGCAAGTGATGAGTGTGGTGTTGTTAGAGTTGATATTGACGGAGAGGGTAAGGTATACGCAACTGAATTGTTATACGAGGTAGGATTAACAAATCAGGATTTAATGTTTAGATTAAGAGAGATTGGTATAGATAAAAACTATGAGATTGTAGCCGATAGTAGTGAGCCTAAAAGTATTGAAGAATTAAGACGAGGAGGATTTAAGATAAGGGGTGTAAAAAAGGGTGATGGTAGTGTGTTGTATGGAATACAAAAACTGCGAACTCAAAAGGTATTCTTAAACGCAACCTCAAAGAACTTGATAAGTGAGTTCCAAACATATAAATTCAAGAGGGATCGGCAGGGGAGATTGACTAACACCCCTGAAGGAAAAGATCACCTGCTGGATCCTTTGAGATATGTTGTTATGGAATTTCTTGATAAACCAAAACAAAAATATTCTTTTGTATGAAAATAGTGAGAGACGGAAGGGAATATGATTACGATTACAAATTCCTATATGTGAAGGGTTCAACACATAAAAAAATTAAAGGATTAGCACAGAGAAATAATTTGAGTATCGGTGCTATGATAGACAAAATGTTAGAAGATGGAGCTTATAATAGATGATATAGCATATCCAATTAGGGATTTGACTTTGGAGCAATATGAAATTGCCACACAAGCACATAAATTAGGAGACGCACAAATTGTATCCCTTTTTACTGGTATTGAGGTAGAGAAAATTAAAAAACAAAAATTCGGCAATATCAAATTCATAGCAAACTATTTGAGAACTGAAATTATTACAAACAATAACACAGAAGAATTACAATTAACTTACACCTTTAACGGAGTTCATTACGGCTTAATCAAACCAAGTGAGTTTAGTTTTGAGGAGTGGATTAACTTGGAGGTGTTTATGGCACAGAAACCCCTTAACCTACCTTTGCTTGCCGCTCACCTGTATCGTCCTTTGAAAAATGAAAAGCAAGGGGCAGAAAGGGAGCTTGTGGAATATGACTTGGCGGAATGCCAAGAACGAGCAAATGAGTTCAAGAAATTCCCGTTGAAAGTTTTTATTTCGGCGCTTTTTTTTTTAACGATTTTCGCTCAAAAACTTATGGAAAATACCCCATAATATTTGGTGATGAAACAGATAGAGAACAAGCAATCCAAAATCCCTCCACACCCGAAGAGGTATTACAATCCGCAATTGACTTTTATTATAACTCTATGATGCTCTGTGCTAATGACGATATACTCAAAATAAATCCTGTCCTTAAATTATCCTTAAACGAGGTATTAGGGTATTTATCTTATAGGTTGGATAAAGCCAATAAAGAGAGACAAAGACAACAAAACTCTATATCGTAATGACTTATAAAGATTTAATTAAGATATTTTATGTGTTCGCAGCACAACACCCAATTCTCCAAACTTATTCTTGGGGAAATTTGAGTGATTATTCAAGGGACACTTTCATTACAAAATATCCTGCTATTCACTGGGTTCCACAACCTTCACTTGTAGACAACACCTATACAAATTTCAACTTTACTATGTTGATTTATGATTTGTTAGACGAGTGGGTTGGTGATGATTTGAGGAGTAATCAGTTAGATAGTTTATCTCTTTGCCAAGAAATCCTCAACGATTTCTATGCCTATTTTATAAATCAATTAACAGGATACGGGTTTTTCTTACAGAACCCCGTGAACTTTACCCCCTTTGTAGATCGCTTCCAAGAGAGCGTCTGTGGGGTAGAGGCAACCATAACAATCGTTGCAGAGCAAACAGCGTGTATTCCTCCGTTTATTTTGGAAACATATTACCTCTTATTTGAGAGTGGTGATATTGCCAATACGGAGAATGATGAAGGTTTAGAATACGAGCAACAATAAAAACAAAGTAAAAATGAGTGATTTAAGAATTTCACAATTACCCGAATGGACTGGAGCGACAACTGGTTTTTATGTGGTTGCCAATAACTCGGGGGAGACAACAACTTACAAATTAACGAAAGAAACTCTATTGACAAGTTATAGTTCAGGAACATCAGGAACATCAGGCACAAGTGGTGCTGATGGAACAAGTGGAACGAGCGGAGCTAATGGCACATCAGGAACGAGTGGTGATAGTGGCACATCGGGCACGAGTGGAACATCAGGAACATCAGGCACTTCAGGAACATCGGGTGCTGACGGAGCGACAGGAACATCGGGAACGAGTGGTGCTAATGGAACATCAGGCACGAGTGGTGAAAGTGGCACATCAGGAACATCAGGGACATCAGGTTCAAGTGGAGATAGTTTTTTCCAAGATAGTCAAGGCACCAATTCATTTGTGAACGAGTGGATTTCTACGGGTGCTACAAATGGAAATTACCAATACATAGTTGGAGGAACTGGCAATACAATTACCTCTTCACAACAATTTAACCATATCCAAAACGGAACGAGTAATACCATCAGTAATGGAACTCAACATACCATTATGAATGGTAATAACAACACTATTTCTTCAGGAGGAGCAAACAACTTTATAGCGGGTGCTAAAACATCTACGCTGGCAGGGGGTTCACAGCAAGTAATTCTTGGGGGACATAACCACTCAATTACAGGTAGTAATGAAGGTGGTATTTTTGGTGGCTACCAAAATACAATTCAAGGTGGAGACGACAGCACCATCTATGGTGGTAGGGGAAACTTGGTTAGTGGTGGTAATAAACCTTCAATCGTAAACGGAGGTAATAACACAATTACAAGCTCATCTGCGACTTTGAAAACGATTGTAGGGGGTTCTTACGGCACCATTTCAGCTACGGGTATTGGAACTTATGACGAGACAGATGGTTTGGGTATTTTCAACTCAAGGAGATCCTCAATCACAGGAACGACTTTCTTTGCGGGTATATTATCTTCACATCAGTCAAACATCGGTGGAGCGGCAACTACAGATAGATTTAACACAATACTTAATTCATCAGGTTCAACAATTATCAACTCAACTGGTTCAACGATAGTTGGAAGCTATGGAACAGCAGTATCAGGTAAGACATTCGCAGTTGGAGTTGGGTTGAATAACAAAACCCTTGATTATAATTTCACAACTCACCTTGATAATTCATACACTTATAGAACCAAGAGTTTTGGTGTGGTAAATGCTGGTTCAGTATCAGGACCTATAAATGTGAATTTATCACTTGGAACTCTATACTACTTTACTCTAACGGGCGATACAGCACCTAACTTTACAGATTGGAGAGAAGGACAACAAATTCAGTTTTGGGTTGATAATACATCAAACTATGCAGTATCAGGAGCAACCATCACAGGTGGGGGTTCAGTATATGCTAAAGGTGGCACAATTACCCCAACGAATAATGAGATTTCAGGATACTACGGCACAATCGTAAATGGTAATTTGTTCCTTGACGAACACCTTAATTTCCAAGTAGTTTAATAGGATATGTTAGATGAGTTGCTAAACGATATTGGTAAGTTCTTGGTTTACAAAATCAAGCAGGAGATTAAAACTCCTCGTCCAAGATTTACCAATCCCCGAGCTAAAATTAACCCTCGTAGAATGAAAAGGGGTTCACCCTATAATTTCTACGCCACGGGTAAATTATGGAACTCGGTAGAGTATCGTGTAGACAACGGAGAGATCTATATTCTAATGGAAGATTATGGGGTTGATTATGTATTTGGTAGTGGTTCTTATCCTGGCGGTGGGGCATATTATCCCGATACAAGAACTGCAAGGGCAAGCACGAGTGCTTTGATTGATAGTTTAACCAAATGGGCAATTGCTAAATTCAATATGCCTATCGCACAGGCAAAAGGTATGGCATTTGCTGTGAGAAAAAATCTATTCAAATCAGGATATGCTGGTTATAATTTATTCCAAGAGGAGTTTGAAACAAATATTTTTAACTATGTTGAAACACTTTTGGAACAACCACAATATCAAGACGCTCTTTTAAGGGAGCAGCTTGGGAACATATTTGATAGAATAAACTTATTAGGAACAGAAACCTACGAAATTTCACTTGGATAATGATTACATTTTTATCACAACCCGATTATATACAACCAGTTTATTCTAACTTGGTATATCAATTTCAATCATCAGCAGCAACCGATACAAGCAAATACAAATACAGATATGTTGTTGATGTATTCACCGATGAGGGTTTCATCACAACTCTAAAAATAACCCCCTCAACTCAAGGGTGGGGACAGACAGATTTATCACCTGTTCTTGCTGATTATGTTTCAAGTAAACCAGCAACCTACACAGCAGAGACACCAATACACCAAATAGCTTGGGGCTATATTCAAGATAATATGATTGTTTATAGTATTAGAGTAGGTGAGGAATACGCAACCACACCGAACGGCGTTGTAATTGGTTATGATGGATTTGGTAATGTAGGTAGTCCAAATGTTAGGGGTAGAGTATGTTATGCAAATGCTGGTGTAAAGGAGTGGTTTAACGGCAAAAGTTTTCCATTTTACAATTATTATCTTACAGGACAGACAGGGCAGTTTCCACAATTTTCAAGTATGTTCTTAACCAACTCCCCACGAACACGATACATCAGGGAGACGGACAATTCAACATTAGCAGCGTTTAACTATTTCGGTGCTACAGATGTAAACTTTGATGTAGTTAGTCAAAGTAAGCCAGTCTATTCAGCGTTGTTTACCTTCTACGACATTAACGATAGTGTTTTATCAACAGGAAGAACTTATAATGTAGACGCATCAGGGGGAACTCGTCCTAACTGCGCTTGGTATTATAATTGGTTTGATACACCTTCAAATTGGGCAGAGCAGCAAGTCGTTTATCTTGGTTGTGGTATTCCTGATATTGAGCAGCAGCACGATATAGCCGTTCCATCGGGAACTAAATATTGGAAGGTGGAATTAGAGGGGACTACACCCCCAACACCTCCAACCCCCGAGATTGAAACCTTTAGTGGTTGTTCTTGCCACGAATACGAATATTACAATCCGTATGACGAAAGCCCAGTCACTTTTACTTATCTAAATTGCACGGGAGGAACAGGACAGACAATCGTTAGTGAAATGACTATTGGTAATTGGTGTGCGTGCCAAAATACAAATGTAGCAAATGTTGCTACTGAAAGAGCCACCGATATTGGTGAGTGTGATCCGTGTGTCTGCACCACCTACGAGGCAATTAATTTCCAACCCACTACAGAAAATTATAGTTATATTGATTGTGAAGGCACATTACAAACTAATAGTGTAGTAGCATTTGGTAGTGAGGAATTTTGTGCGTGTGAGGGGTTATACACAGGAGCAACATTAAGTTTTAGTGAAGTAGGTGCTTGTCCCCTACCATTTAGTGCTGATTGTAGAAGCTATGGTGTGAGTTATTCAGCTTCAACTCCATATTCATACACTTATACGGGTTGTTGTGGAACAGAGCAAACAGCAATAATACCACCTTCAACATCGTTGATATTGAAAATCAACTACCCTGCTCCAACACCCGCAGGAATTACAGCAACACTCTTGGGTAGTGCCACTCCCGATCCTTGCCCACCACCAACGCCGAGTTCAGGTATTACTTTTTCTGCGGGAACAGCAATTATCGGTAGAAATGTCTGTGATGATAGTTTAATGTATTTCCAATATTCAGGAGATCCTATTTCTTTGGGGGTATTTTTCCAATATGAAGAAACGATTTTTGAGTTTATTGAAGTAGGCGGTGGAGGATTTATTGACTTGGAAGATCCCTATATTTTTGAGACACAAGCATCGGCACTCTCTGCGTTTCCGTGTCCTGTTTATTCTGGGGGAACTTGTATCAATACTTCGGTTATAAGTGAACCATTCTATTTTTACTTGGACGAGGTATGTTCTCGTGGGGATAGAAACCTATACTTTATGAATAAATTTGGAACTTGGGATTACTACAATTTCCGTGAGAAAGAAGATGTGGGTTATGGAATTGAAAAACAAGTTTATCAGTCAGCTCCCCTTTTATATAGTGAGGGTTGGGATCAGTCCTCATATTACGGGTGGGCGTCAAGAAGAAATGTATGGGCTAATAATGTAGCTAAATCGGGTATACTATACACAGCACCGATGCCTCAAGCAGAGAGCATTTGGTTAAGTCAGGAATTATTCCAATCTCCAAGTGTTTATCTAATTGGTGATGATGGTGTTTTAGAACCTATTGTGATTACCAACGCAGAGGTGGTTGTTCCTAACTACCAAATCAATTCCTCACTCTATCAAATTTCAATAGAGTATAAGTCGGCTTACGACACTATTAGACAAACACAAGAATAATATGGTTGTTGAATTATGGTTGAAATCCACTCTTGATGGAGAATGGGTTAGTATGGATTTAAGTGGTGATGTATCAATTTCCTTGACGAAATCGTTTGAGGAGATTGAGGATTTCACAACAAGAAACTCAACCTTTTCAAAAACATTTACCATACCACAATCGGCTAAAAACAACAAGTTTTTTGTGAGTAGTTTTATGGTTAATTCATCATCGTTTGCTGACTATGTTGTGGTAGATGCTGTTGTAAAATATGCAGGGGCAGATGTGTTTTTGGGGCAGGCAAGATTATCAAGAATTATCAACGATGTTAATGGTGGGACTTACGAGATTTTTTTAACACAATCTTTACCTGATTTTACCACAACTCTACAGAATGTTAAATTGATTGATTTGGATTTAACCGATGCCGCCCACCAATTAAATTATTCTGCCCTTACTTCAACTTGGAATTATTCAGGAGGTTCATACGAGGATTATTCAGGTATTATTGGTAAGGTAGTTTATCCTATGGGTTTCTATGGTTATGAACCCGACAAATACTCTTCCAAATTTGATTTGTCTAATTCTGGTTTTACCTTCTCGGGTAGTCCTATGGTATTAGATCAGTTTGCGCCTTGGGTGAATTGTAAGTATCTTTTGGATAGAACCTTTGAAAGAGCTGGTTTCACCTATGATAGTGAGTTTCTCAATACAGAATATTTTAATTCTATTTTTGCCTTGGCTAAAACAAATGATACGATGGGTGTGAAAGTATCATCAGGAGCCAGTAATAATGAGAATGTATTTTTAGCGGAAGCAACTGCGGGTTTCTATGATATAAATGATGGAACGAATTACGGAACAGCCTTCACCAAATATTTTTATTTCAATCAAGAGAATAACGATCCGTTAAATATCTTCACCCCTTCTTTAACCACAACCAATAGACAACACTTTTTCACAACCGCCGTAGCGGGAACTTATAGAATAAAATTGGATACATCAATATTCACCATTAACACCTCGTTCCCTCTGTATTTGAATATTGGACTTAAAGATTTAGATGACGGGACTTTGTATGGTTTTACACTTGGATTATTGATTATTCCTGGTAGTGGTTTGAGTGATTTTACTTTGTATTTTGCGATGACTATTCCTGCGGGTAGACGAGTGGGGGTGTTTTATTCTCGTAATCAGGGTGGGGGTAATTTCAACGCAGATATTGGAATATTCCGTTCAACTATAGAATTATTTGATAGTCCTGCTTTGGCAGGAACAAACGAGGTTTTACTCCAAGACAACCTACCCGCTGAGGTTAGTGCTTTGGACTATTTTAAGGGGATTGTAGAACTTTTTAACCTTGTGGTAATACCTTCGGGTGATAGGAACTTTTTGATTGAAAAATGGGACGATTATTTCAGTTCAGGTGAAACTAAAAATTGGAGCCAAAAATTAGACATCGGTAGTCCATATACTTTAGAACCTACCAACACCCTACAACAAGAATACATCATTTCTTATGCCCCTTCAACCGATAGGTTTTCATCAATCAACCAACAAGATAGAAACCAGCAATTCGGGACTTATAGGTTCATCAGTAATGTCCCCTATCACACGGGGGTAAAAAAAGTTGAAATACCTTTCCAACCATTACCTATAGCATCTTATGATTTTGAGGTTGAGAGTAATGTTTTAATTCCTCACATTTATACTTGGAATAGAGGAGCAGATACATTACCTGCTCAATACACTCCACTTGGTTCTGGATTGAGATTAGGTTTTTATAATGGTAAGTTGGATTTTAGCATTACTGGTTCCACTAAAAATTGGTA